AGCTGATGTCCTGTCCAATGATGGGTTTTTGTTGACTGTAGTCGACGATTACGAGAGGTTGGATTCTAGATTTGTTCAGGTGGCGAGGGCAACAAATTTGCCCTATTATGAATATCTTGGGTTGCGCACGCACACGGTGCAGTTTTTGTTGGATTACTGCTGTTACCAAATGCGAGAGCATGGCCACCATTCTTCGATTAGGGATTTTCATTGCCGGCCCGTGAGCCTATGACGGGCCTGATAGTACAACATGGGTATAAGGCAAAATATGTCAGTTCACTGCTCAAGTATGAACAAGTTCGGTCATGGGTGGTGACAGAGAAAGCTTGTGTGCCTAAGTCTGACATTCCCCAGGTGTCATTGGGGTGCCATGTGGAGGGTGCGACATACCCGGTGCCACATCCCACCGATAAGTCGACGTTGAAACGGGGGTTGGCTAAGAGGGTGCTCTGTGAGCTACCTGTCGTTGACTCGCAGTTGTTGCGGGAGTTTCGTGGATTCGTGCGATCGTTTTGTCGAGCAAATTTCACCCCTTTGGGGAAAGATACCGACTTGACGGTCAACACCTGGCTTAGCAAGACCAGGTACCCTGAGTGGAGGAAGACTCAGTTGATGAAAGCTGCTATACGGAGCCAGCTCATCATTAGGAAGAAACATTTGAGGTGTAAATCATTTGTTAAGAGGGAGCGGTACCCGAGTTTTAAACACGCGAGGACGATCAACTCAAGGAGTGACGCCTTCAAGTGCTTTTCAGGACCGTTCTTCCATGCTGTAGAGAGGGAAGTTTATAAACTCCCATGCTTCGTAAAATCTATGACGGTGGGGAAACGAATGGATTACATCCGAGAGAGGCTAGACGGCCCTGGGTGTAAGTTCATTGATACCGATCATAGTCGCTTTGAAGCTCACTTCACGCGCCGAGTCATGGAGGCGTGTGAATTGCAAGTGTATCGTCATTTCATGAAGCTGTTACCCGATCGGTTCAGATTGAATAAGTATATAACCAGGGCGCTGACGGGAAAGAACAAGTTGGGGTTTGGTAGCCTGACGGCTTCAGTTGTGGCCACGAGAATGAGCGGTGACATGTGTACTTCTCTGGGAAACGGTATTACGAATTATTTGCTGATGTTGTTTTACTGTTTTAAACACGGCCTGTCGTTGAAGATGGTCGTTGAAGGTGATGATGGATTGGCGGTGCTGAGACACCCGGTGTTAGGTAGTGTGATACCAGACTGTGGCTTTTTCAAGAAGTTGGGATTCGAGATCAAGATGGTAGTGGACAACAGCATCGGAACAGCAGGGTTCTGCCAGCTCAGGAGTGGGACTGGCGGAAGGGTATTGGTGGACCCGGTCAAGAAGATGATGACGACCGGGTGGACGCTCTCTGAACATCGGTTTCAGAGTGATTCAGTGCGTAGAGAGTTGTTGCGTGCAAAGGCTCTGTCTCTATGCGTTGAAGCTCCAGGTTGCCCG